GGGAACAAAAGGTGAACAAAAAAGTTTAGGTTGCGAGTAATTAGTTGTTGACGGGGTAGGGCGAATCAGCGTAATCTGATTGTGAGGTCAGGAAACGCGGGCGGACACCGGCGAAGTAGGGGAGGCGAGGGTCGGCGGAATCCGTCCTCTTTTTTTAGAGGAACAAAAAGAGAACAAACCGTGAACAAAACGGGAACGAACAAAAGAGGAACAAAACGTGAACAAAGGGGGAACGGAACAAAACGTGAACACTCTGGACAAAGAAAGGGCAGGCCAATGGCCTGCCCTCTTTTCGTTATGCGCGGGCGTGCTTTGTGACCGTGACGGCCATATCCCACAAGGTGCGGTTAAGCTTGGTGCTTTCATCGATACCGACAACCGCGCGGGTTGTCTGATTGCGAGTCCGTCCGTTGCTTCCCACAATGTAACCGCGTTGACCGCCCTTGATTGCGTTTTCCTGCACAATGTTGAACAGGTGCCAAGCGGTTGCGTGCTTGTCCGCCGTCCGGCGCGCGCGCAGTAGGTCCAAGGGTGCAACGGCTACCTTTGTTTCATCAAGCATCAGGTTGCCCGTCTCTGGGTCCGCCTCATACGCGCGTGGGTGCCGCATCAGGTGCGCGGCTTCGGCATAGGCTACCGCCGTCGCGCGGTCAACTGTCACGCCTTTCATTTCATCCACAAGGGCAAGCGCTTCGGGCGCATTTTGTAGGATGTTAAGCGCGCCGGATTGCACGTGCTCAATCACGTCCTTTCCCGCGTGCCGGACGTGAACAGGTGCACCAAACGTTTCACCAGTGAATAGACCATTGAGGCAAACAAAGCGGAAAATTCCGGCAATCATTTTGTAAGCGCTTGTGCCGTCATTGGCATTGCTCAAAATGATCTCAAACGCGCGCCCTTCGGCATTGGTCAAAGACTGGTGACGCAAGCGCAGCATGTGGCGGGTAAAGAATTCTTTACCTTCTACGCGGGTCCGCGCTTGCTGGGCGAATACAGGCTGAAAACCTTCGGCGCGTAGGGCGTCCAGAACGTGCACCGTTGGGATTGGCACAAAGCGGTCGGACCGTGACTCGTGTGCTTCGGTTGCGAACAGCGACGGCACCATTGCGGCCAATTCGCTATTTTCCAAAACTTCACCAGCGCGGGCTTGGATCATGCCGCCGTTGCTCATTGCTTTCATATAACGGTTCATCAAAAATATCCTTTCAAGATTGGCATCATTGCCGTTTCGATAAGATTAATTTACGGCAAGCTAAAGTGATTCGCAAGCTTAAACTTTCTAAAACTCAAAAAAGTTTAAGCGATTAAAGTTTTAATATTGTGAGAATATACTATTGACAGGGCAGGGCGAATCAGAGTAATCTGAATGTGAGGTCAGGAAACGCGGGCGGACACCAGCGGAGTAGGGGAGGCGAGGGTCGGCGGAATCCGTCCGGCGGTTGGAATCTGGCGGGCGGGCGGATTCCGAACTCCCAAACCGTCCCTTACTTGGCGCGGGCGGCGCACCGTTCTTGACCTCACATTCAGACTAGACCGATTCGGGTGCCGTGGTCAACAACTAATTTCTCGCAATATAAAGTTTTTTAGGGGGTTGACAGTTGGGGGCGAATCAGATATTCTGGACTAGAGTCCGCTCAAAACGTGGGGTAAAAGAACAAAACGTGAACACGCTGGGTAAATAAAAGGCGGGCATTTTGCCCGCCTCTTTTTTATTCGTGCGCGGTAATGTTTGCGCCGTCCGCCGTGATTGCAATCACGCGATCTTTTTTGAAGGAAAATCCGCGCTTGCCGTCCGCGCGATCTTTTTGCGGATAGTCAAAAAACATCAGGCCGTTGTCACGAAGGACTTGCGCTTGCTTAGCGCCCTTGTCACCCCCTACGCGGCGCACGTGGACCTTGGGCAGGCCGTTGCGCGTGGTCAGCGTGCCGTCCGCCTTCATGAAGGTCACCGTGGTGGCGCGGTTGCCTTGCGCGGCGATGATTGTTTCGACTAGGTCCGACTTCAAAAATTGTGCCATGGGTCAATTCCTTTCCCGTTTAGCGTTTCGATATCTATTTCTCGCATATACCGAAACGATTCGCAAGCACTATTTTTGATCTTTAGAGAAATTTTTATTGTTGACACCGTCGGGCGAATCAGGGTAATCTGAATGTGAGGTCAGGAAACGCGGGCGGACACCGGCGGAGTAGGGGAGGCGAGGGTCGGCGGAATCCGTTCCACTTGGAACAAAACGGGAACAAAATAATTCTTGTATTGGGGCGGCGAATCAGATATTCTGGACTAGAGTCTTGCGCGAATCGACGGCGGCGGAATCCAAGACTCTATTTCAGAATATCTGATTCGCCCCGACCTTGTCAACCCAGAACAAAACGTGAACAAAGAGAACAAAAAATGACGCGGGAATTCCCCGCGCCATTCTGATTCTAGGTCCAGCCGCCCCGCTCGAATTCGCGGCGCTTCGCCTTGCTCTTGCGCGCCTCTTGCCTCTTGGCTTTGACGCTCGTTTTGTCGCGAGTCTTGTCGCGGCGCTTATTCTCGGATTCGGTTTTCGCTTTCTGTGCCATTGGGATTCCTTTCCATGTTTGGCGTGCGCGCCGGGCTTGTTTCGAATCGCCCGGCGCTTGTTTAAACATGCCGCAAAATGATCAGTATTACAATCAAAAAAGCGACTTCAAAAAAGCCTAATTTTATGCCGGACTCCTTTCCGCATTCTTTTCGAATGCATTGATTTTGCCTGCCGCACCATGCGCCGGAATAAATACGCTTGCGCGATTCGGGCTGGACGTTCCACCACAAGCGAGGCATGCTGCGCAATTGGTTTTCACGCCAGCCTCTTTTGACGCTGGGCATAGAAATTCAGCGCCTTGCACAATGGACTCGGCGCGCGTGCCAACCCTAAACGTCCGATACCCTAGCGCGCGCGCTTGCTCAGCCTCTTGGGCGTTATCAGCGCTTGCCATGCAATAGCGTGCAAAGCGCGAGTCGCATGCTTTCCATTGGTGAGTGTAACCTGTGCCGCGCGCGCTATCGGCAAGAATACGCGCCCAAACATGGAAGGGAATTGCAGCCGGATCACCATACGCGCCAAGGCGAACATTGCGACCGGAAAGCAAAGCGCGCGCGCTATCGCCTTTTAGACGCGGATAAACGCCGCGCTTTGCCGTCGCGTAGATATTGCGCGGCGCTTGAAAAATAGTGACGTAGCACGCGCGCCCGACATTTTTTGTCGTGCCGTCCGCTTGCGTTTCCAGCGTGCCGCGATGTGGGCACGCGCCACAAATCGACTCGTCCGCGCCGGTATCAACTGCCAATTGTGGCGCGATATCAGACCGGAGAATCCATGTCTGGACAAGCGCGCCCGTTTTTTCGTTGACGCTGGACGTCTTGAGTCCTGTCGCGATCAGCATGATTGGCGCGCCGTCTATTGCGCTCTTGCCTTCCCAGAGAATTGCACCGTTTGCCATTGTGATTCCTTTCACGTTTAGCGTTTCGATAATTGTTTATTGCATAGGCCAAAACGATTCGCAAGTGAATAATTACTCTTGACCTAAACTTTTTTATATGTCAGAAAGTAGGTATAGAAACCAGAAAGGCGAATCAGATGGAAAATACCGCAAAGAAAATCGGACGGCGCGCGGCGGGCTCTTGGGCACGCCCAAAAACAAAAAAGCAAAAGCGCGCCGCGTCTAAGGCATCACGCCGCGCCGGAAAGGTTGCGTTATGATTGTAAAGGATCAGGCAAAGATTGCGCGCGCGCAAGGAATCGATTTCCGGCGCGAATATCAGGAGCACGTGATCCATCGCGCGCGGTATGAAAAAACGTTTACCGTTTGGCGTCGCGGTAAATGCCACGAGTCCGGCATCAAAACATTTATTGCCGCGCTTGATTGGATAGAAGAAAATAAATGTTTCACGTGAAACAATTTTTGCACCGCATAAAGTTTTTTTTATGTGGTGCGAAATTTTTATTGACCGCATGCCGCGAATCGTTTAGAGTTTAGGAGAGGTCAGGAAACGCGGGCGGACACCGGCGGAGTAGGGGACGGGTTAGGAGTGCGGAATCCGTTCTGATTCCCGCTGGAACAAAAGGGGAACAAACCGTGAACAAAAGGTGAACGGCGCGCGCGCCAGCCGGAACGAATCAGGAACGAATCGTGAACAAAAGGGGAACAGACAAAAAATGAGAGATTGTGATAACAAAGCAACTTCCAAACGAATCGAGCTAGCGCGCGCCAGAGCTAGAAAATGAGAGATTGTGATAACAAAAATGAAAGATCGTGATAAAGAAAATGAGCGAGTGTGATAATAAAATCGCCGGGCTGTGATAACAACAGTGGAACGAATCATCAACGAATCATGAACAGCCCGCTGACGCGGGCATTCATCAGGTCGGTTCGACCGCGCCGGGCGCGATCTCACTCGTGTCGATAAGCTGCCGGGCTTGCAGTGGAACGAATCGGCAACGAATCATGAACGCGCGCGCGTCAGCGCGTTCGTGCTATAAAAAACGCGTCAGCGTGATAACAAAAATGGCAAGGTGTGATGTGGTCAACCGTATGGCTTGTCTTCGACCTTAAACGTATCCTCTTGGCGCTCTTTGGGTAACCACTCAGCTTCGAGCCGGGGTAGATCGCGCCACGGGTACGCCTTCTTATGCGCCTGCTTATCGAGAATGATAACCTGCATGCACGTGATCAACTGCGCCACATCTTTCGGGATAGCTTTATCACCCCGGCACCAATCATAAACTGTCTTGGTGGTGAACCCGGCATACCGGGCAAACATCTGCACGCTTTGCTGGCGTCCCCAGATGCTATCAATGATCGAGCGGAAGTCTTCGGGCCAAAGGTATCCGATCTTTCGCCCGGAGCGGTCAACAAACCACCAGTCTCTTCGCTTGGAATGGTCCTTATAGGCTTCCACCAATCGCTTAACCATTTATCAATCCTTTTATAGGCGCGCGTCAGCGCGTGCCCCATGGATATCATCATAGACCCTACCGAATCAATCCTCAATGCCTACCGGTTTAGGGGGTACCGGTTCGCGAATCTCATAGGGTCCCTGCCTTTATGGCGGGTCCCGGTGATTCGATTTTACCCCCAAGCCTTTATTGATTCGTCAGGGTCCCCGTCTTCGAATCGCTCTGGGTCCCCGCATGTGAAAGTCTTTGGGTCCTGCCCAAAACTAATTTCTCACCAAAATGATGTGCGGAATTATGCAAAATGGCACATTTTTAGGCCGAATGTGACAAAATATCGCCTTATTTATCAATGGGTTAGGAGTTCAACACTTCTGGGTTGAGTGGTTTTTGGTGCTACGGGAATGTCTGGAAGAATATGGTACAAAATGGCACATCGCCTGAAACTAAGACCCAAGCCCTTTCGAATCGGCTTGGGTCCCTTGATTATATGGGCGCGTCAGCGCCTGTGGCGAATGTGCAACACTGTGTATTTCTATTAGAATCTCTCGCTACTAAACTTTCGAGACTGATTCGCCGACGCCCTGCGTAAGGCGGTTTTCGTGCGCGAACCGGTTGAAGAGGTTGGCTGGAGAATCCATCCTTAGATCGTCTAAATGGCGCGGGGCAAAGACTTCGCCGACTGCATCGTACAGAGCCTGAGCGCGTTCTATTTCATCGAAGGTCGGCATGCGGTCACCTTTCCCTCTGTTGCATTTGTCGCAACTAGGGACGATGTTCCGGAAAGCATTGTAGCCTTCTGCAAACGGGAACAGGTGATCCCCTGTACGCTTCTTCCACGGTGTCGGCCTGCGACAAAAGAAGCACTCGCCACTGTGCTTCCAAAGCTTGTCACGAAGCTTTTTGGTTGGAGATTTTAGAGACCTTTTAGACATGTGTATACCCTCCTTTCGATTTTGTGTGGGTCCCCGCCATCACAGCGGGGCTAGAATTACAAGGATGACGCAGAGCATCACCAGTTCAGGTAAGGACAGCCTCATGCCATCACCTTGCCGCTCAGGCGTGTCAGCACGGTCTGTGCACACCCATCGTATTCATCGTGTGCCTTGACCGTTGCTTTGGCCTTGACGCGGTCGCCTGCTTTCAGGTCAGCGGCGAAGTCATTGGTGCCCCACCAGACGAACACGTTGCCGTCGAGGTCAGACATCTTGACCATGTAGCGCATGCCATGCTGACCATCAAACGCGCGCTTGAACTCCACCCCCAGATCGAATTCTGTACGGGTCCCTACCTCGCCTTGGTGGGTCGATCCGGATGCTTGCTTTGCGCGGGCAGCAGCAGCCATGCGCTTCTCTGCATCTTTTTGCAGATCGCGCTTGTAGCCGCCGACCATCCAAGCCAGCATGTTCAGGTTCTTGTGGCGAACCATCAAGACGCCGTCCCAATCTTCGACCGCAGCCTTGACCTTGTGCTCAAACTCCGAGGTGGCTTCGGCGTGGAAGAACTTACGGGTTGCCCACTCAAGCATAACCTCAGCCTCAGCACGGTCCTCATCGGTGACGATGAAGCTCTGGGCTGGCTTCATTTGCGGCCATGGGAACAGGTTGTCCAGTGTCCGTGAACGTGTGCTCGGAACGGAGGTGTCTGCGGTGTCCTTGTGGTTCACCCAGCCGAACGTACGCACAACAGCGGCAGCGTTCTCGAACAGGCGGCGTACTGTCATGTAAGGCTCAGCCTTTGGATCGTTGTCGGTGACGTTGCCGTAAGTACCAACCCAATCGCAGCATGCGAGCATGCGTGCAGCATCAGCGGAGCGGAAGAAATCAGCGGCACAGTTGCGGCCAACCTGCATCACGTTGCCAGTGGCAACCTCACGCACGATCAGCACGTCATTGCGGCGGCGTACCGTGTTGCAGTGATCGCAGTGACCATCGGTGTGGAAGAAAGGTGTGAGGTCCACGTCCTGCGCGGTGAATGGCTGACGGTTAACCATTGGCTTCTCACCTTTCAGGTCTACAGTGGCGACGAACTCATAGCCCTCTATCACAGGGGCCTCGCCGGACAGGAACACAGGGCGGTAAAGTGCCACGCGGCGCTTACGACCGTCGGCATCGGTTGTCGTGTACGCGCCAACAGTCTCCGCGTCAGCGAGAGCTTCAAAGGCTTTGCCATACATGTAGCCGACAGAAGGCATGCCCAGCTTTGCCGCTTTGCGGTTCAGCTTCATGACCTTGTCTTCGAATGCGTTTGTGAGCGCGGCGTTGAGTGTCAGTGTCGGTTCCATGAGTATATCCTCCAAGAGATTCGTTTCGATGCACCATAGATAGGCGATCTAGAATTCTATTGCAAGAACTATTTTCACTCAGGATAAAGATGCCCCCACCGGTTATCGAATCCGGTAGGGTCCCCTCACTATATCCACCGCATCGGCTCCTGTGCATGTGTTATATAGCAATCCGCAACAGCGAAGTCGCGGTCTGCTTTTTTGTGTAGATCATACGCTGTCATCATCCACTGTGTTTTTGGATGATATTCGGTCGATCCATACCAGATCGCAATGGGTCGCACGACGCGATACGCCGTCCCGCCCCGCCAGTTCCTATACAACATCGTAATGATCATGGTCGCGGTCCCTCCAGTTGAGGTTGTTGATAATGAATCTCGGTGTGCCTCTTGATCTCGTCAAGAGACAAGTGGGCGGAGATAAACACTGTGTCCCCACATCTGGATAGTATGGGGCCCACATGTATTGGCCTTGTTACGTATGGCACTACATCCCCGTTGCGGTAAACATATAGCATCAGTGCAAAGTCCCCTCAAAAAAGCCAACAGTAGCAGCTACAAAGAAGGTAAACAAGAGCCAAAAGAGCAGGACCATGAGATAGATTTTCAGAAATTTCATCATAAGTCTTTCATCCTTTCCATGTGGGATATGTATGCGTTGACCAGTCCGGCGGCGCACACTGCCCCTTCGAAGGGTGGCAGGCCTACGCCGGTGAAGGCAAAGATGATCAGATTGATCGAGACACTCATGAACATAAGGAATACCACCATCACGAATACCGACATGACAAGGAAGGCTGGGACGTGTAAAAGATCACCCATTGTACACGCCATCGCGTGTGAAGACTTTGACGGTGGGGTCGGAATGCTCCGCGCGGCGCAAGTTTTCAGCCATAGCGTCTGCCTCGTTCTTCGCCCACGTCTTGCGGTGGGAAGATGCGCTCTCACCAATTGTGTCGCCGTCTTTGTTGTACAGAGTGGTGTACCAAACCTTGTCGTTCCACTTGTCAAACCAGACGTGGATTTCGCCGACTGGCTCTTCAATGACGTCTGCGCCAAAACCGTATACAAGCATGTTCAAACTCCCTCATGATTCGTTTCGTTGAACTACAGATAAGGCATAAACAAATTACAGTCAATATATAATCGTGATCTTAGTTGCGCTCAGCTTTTGTTATACTTATGCTACGGGCATGGAAAACCTATGCAATAACCTCGCGATTATTGGGCTGATGCTCTTCACAAAGAACCTCATTGAACCCGCTTTTGATGGTGATTTATCTATTTTGCTCATCGCAATGGCTGCGCTCCTGATCTGGAACACCTGCCGGGGGATGAAAGATTTGATCGGGTCCCTGAGACCTTAACCGTGCATGCCGCTGCTGACTTTGCGTGTGCCGCGCTTGACGTTGCCTGTGCGTGTGTGGTTCAGGTATTGGGATACACTGTCCACGAAGTCATCGTTGCGTCCGTTTGGAAACACTAAAAGCTCCTGCTCAAGATCAGCAATCCAGTTATTACCTTTTTCAGGTAGCAAGACCTGCCCGGTTGCGAACATGGGTGTGACGCCGTCGAAGCGAAACTGTTTTGATTTATTCTTGGTGGTGATCGCGATGACAGGGGCTGGGCCGTGGCTCTCTTTGCGGACTTGGATGTATTGTGTACCGTGTCCGGCGTCTTCCACAAGAATCTGATCAACAGTAAAATCACGTGCCAGATCATCAATCCATTTGACGATGTCGTTGAACTCTTTGCGCGTACGAACCGCGTGGATCAGATAGTGTTTACGGTCCGTGGTTTCTATCCATATGGTAGCCGCCGTCCAGTCGGCACGTTCGGTAGCTTTCTCAGCAGCATCAATGGATAAGGTGATACGTTTAATGACACGCTTTAAGATATTACCGGTTCGATCTTTCTGGTTCTCTGGCACGTTCTTGTAACGGTGGATGTCGGATGCTTTGAGTACACCACCCTCTTCATCAGTTGGTATACCTTGGTATAGGCTGTTCCATGAGCGTGGTGTGGTACTACGCTTCTTGGCTTCATAGAATGCTGTACCGAATATCTCAGGCCACAGGCCCTCACCCGGCTTACGTCCAAGTGGATCGTCTTCGTTCGCAAGGGCCGGGATGTTTACGACCGTCCATTCATGCTCGACAGCGCCTTCTGCCATCTTATCAAGCTCGTGTCCGATCAGATCATCCTCGTGCCATCTTGTGGCCACGACGAACATAGGAGAGCCCGGCATTGGGCGGGTACCAAAGTCATCTTCAAACCACTCATGTAGTTTGCGCCGCATGGTTGGGCTCTCCGCGTCTTCACGGGATGCGATGGGGTCGTCAATCGCGGCGATTTCCGCGCGGTACCCTGAAATACCTACACCAACACCAACAGCTTTATAATACCCAGCACCGCCGGTGAATTCAAAATAGTCTGCCGCAGCCGACGATGCGGAGATACCCATTTCTGGGAACACGTCGCGATAGCGGGGGTCACCAATGATATTGCGCACGGGTTTGCCAAGGCGGTCTTTGGCGAACGTCTGTGTGTGTGCACCCTGCAACCAACGGTCGTTAGGTTTGCGTCCAAG